ACTAGTGAACTCGGATATTTCCGATTCTTCAATACCGTACGCGGCTGCCTCAGCTTTTACATCGTCATCAATCCACTTTGGAGATGGCGGCTTTTTGCTGGATACCTCGCCTTGGTCTTCCACCTCGGCGGATTCACTGCTGGCATTTTTCTCAGCAGATGCTTCAATTGGCGCGACATCGTTGATGATCTGCGCGTCAGTCATTGTATCACCTTGCCGCTCAATTTCTACCTCTTGAGCAACTGCATCAGCGTAAGCAGCGATTTCCTCGCTACTCATGTTTTCATTCAATTCGATTTCTTTACTCATCTCCATACCCTCCATCAATATCGTGTAAACCTCTATGTTTCAACCATTCGTTTCTTGCACGTCTGCTAGTGCAGCGGATTTTGCCATCTGGAAGCACTGCAGCGCCCTGAATGTTGTGCTTCTTAATATCCTTTCGAGCTTTCTCGATCTGACTTTTCATTACACCACAACCGTCCGAGAGCCATGGATCGTGCTCTGTGTATGTGTTTGCTACCATCGGCGGAGCCTCTAACCAGTTCGCTTTGCGTGGCATAAGGCGATCCAGTTCTTCTTGCGTTACTTCTTTGCCTTTGTACTTGCGAACGATCTGACTCACGTCACTACACCCCCAGGTATCACACTTGCCTCTAAACACACCTCTACGTCTGGCATTTTTTCCGCAACCTTGATCGCTTCACTCAGCGTCTCAGCTTCGACTTGTCGCCATTCAAGCGTTCTTTCGGTATCAGCCAAACGTACATGCACATGAATCTTCATTACGCTGGTCCCTTTTGCATTGCTGCCTGTTGCTGCCCATTGAGCTGAGACTTGCCGCCCATGAGCGATTGGATCAAAGAGTTTGCTCGGTTCTCTGCAGTGCCGCCCGTAGGAACGTTTTGCCGGATGTTCGTCCTGGTTGTGTTTGCAGACTGACGGATCGTGTTTTCATCGCCACCAAGCATTCCCATCGGCTCAGCGAATGTAATGAACCGCTTGAACTCTGGTCGATTCTTCAGTCTGGCAATTTCGTCGACAATTGCCGCGGCATCGAGTGTTGCTCCTGACGCTTGGAACATCGGCCACAATGGTGCGAGCTCGCGAAGCACTTGAAATAGCTCCTGCAAATGCTGTTCGGGAGTTTTGAAGACCATGGAATACGGCTCAACTTTGAACTCGTAATCCTCGAATTTGCCTTGCCGATAGTCCGGCGTCCAATCGGAAGAGACTTGAATGCCGCTATTTTCGACAGGAATAGATGTTTGCAGTTCAAGTGTCTGATCCTCCCACATCAAGCGTCCAAGATCCAAAATACAATCCGATGCAAACCCGACGACAGCCATTCGCATGTCAGCAACGTTTCGCGACACGTTGCCACTTATTATCTCCTCCTGACCAACGGTCGATGCCTGGGCGCCGAGCCCTCCCATCGCCTGCAAGTTACCCGCGAATCGGTCGTACTCGCTTTGCAAGAACGTAGCGAGTGCCATATCACGCTGATCGACACCACCCATCTCGAATTGCTTGATCTGCTCTGGGCTAGTGCCTCGCTGCCAGCTGTTTCGCTCTGCGGTTCTTAATCGTTCCGCATCATCCGACATGTTTGGAGGGTACACGTTTACAACGCGGTGGGCATCCGAATCATCTTCCATGCGACGATGCAATCGATTCTGAAGATCATGCATGCCTTTCAAGTTGATCGCTGGAGATGTCGGTATGACGTTATCAGGCGTATCGCCTAACGAAAGAAACTTGTACGGACCTGATTGCGAGCCGATCCATTCTCGTTCAATCAACGGTGGAAGATCCTGGTCGCAAGCCATCGTCACAATGGAATTGTTTTCGGCGATCCAGACATCCATCAACCAAACCATGTCCTTGAGATCGTCATCCTCAGAACTGCCCCAATCGGACGCAATGTCTCTCGCTGCGCCAGTAGAGTCATGGTGACTTCTGTTTGTCGGAGCAAGCTTGTCTCTAACTTTCTTGCTGTACCCAGGTTCATCCATAACCTTTTCGTAGTCGGCACGATATCGATGCCCACAATACCGCATCTTACTCAGCTCTTTAGCTGGCATATCAAGAATCAAGTCATCAAGCGACACCCGATTAAACCATGGCTCACCCGGATCGAGCCAAACATCTTCTTCTGATTCGAGGATGCCATGGAATCTCGTATCTGTATCACGCATCATCACAACACCGCAACCGATGCAAAAGAACGCATCCATGACAATGCTACGAAACGTCTTTTCAAGAGACATGTCGCTAATGAGCTTGTTCAGATTCACTTCAAAGCGACGAGCGAACGCCAACGTTTCAGTCTTTGGCGTACTAACCAACACTTGCGGATTGTTTGCAGCAAGGGCAACCGTGTAGATACGTGCCGTTTGGTTGATTAGGTTTACAAGAGTCTTGTTTGTAGCTCCAGTCTCAGCGTACCAACTACCAACATAATCTTTTATCAATTCTTTCCTGACTCGACGAAAAGGCTCAAGCGAGTCTCGCGAAGACTTTATCGCTTTTAGCAACCTTGCTCTTTTCTCGTTGTCGTTAAGATCGATCATTCAGTAGCCTAAAAATAAACGAGGGCAGCATTTAAGTGCGGCCCCCGTTAAAGGCTCGATGTTAACGGCATCTTCAGTGGTAGCTACTCCGCTTATGCCTATTTTGGCGACCACACTTAAGCGGTGCCCTCGACAGATCAGTTGTTTTTCTTTGCAGGCTCAGTTGGATTGCATGCTGTTAGCAAAGCTCTCGAACTTGAAAGCTTCTCCACTGCAGCTGCAAAACCTAAAGCCTTAACGTGGTCGTTAGACGAAGCCTTAGCTTGGTCAGCCAGCTTGATGATTGCAGCGTCAATACTGCTATTCACGTCGTTTTCCATTTTACCCTTTAGATTCTCCAAAAACACTAAACTCTACCTACGCAAAACGTCACGTATTCCGTATTTAGGACTGCCAGTATTCAAGCTGCGACGTTCTTGCCTTTCTCTCCACAAAAAGCTTCCGTACTCTGGATTCTGATCTTTTTCATCATCGCTGTCAACTTTCTCGCCAACCTTATCCGCAGAATACACAAGCCAAGCACCGGCAGAAGCGATCGCCCTGTCACCGTGATTCTTCTCGGTCGCCCCTTTGTTTTTCGTTGGTGCATGGACGATTTTACCGTTGTCCCACTCGTACTCGCCGCACTCTATCAGCATATCGCTCGATCTAGGAATATACTTTCCTTGTTCTAAAGCGAGTGCGAATTGCTCGAACATGTCCGCTTTGTCGGCGTCTCTGCAAGGAAACCCAGGCTTACGGCTTTTCTTCTGCGACCCGAGTTGCATTACGTTTCGATAGTAGATGTTTCCGTAGTAAAGCACCTCCATCACTTCTTTTGCAAACCCGCTCGACACGCCTGAATCTTCCCAGCCGAGCTTTGCCTTTCGCAGCCACAAGCATAGCCCAACAACGATACGCGCAAATGGTCTGGGCTCCAATCCTTTAATCACATACTCCATCACTTGCTCGCCTGTTCTGTCATCGAGCCCCGAAGCAACAGAGTTCGAAGCGTAGACGCCAGTCCCGCCAGACGCAATGTCGCATGCAACAGTAAACGGACCAAGCGGAGGACTGCTATCGATCCCAGGTCTGAACCAAAGTGTAAGCGGACCATCTTCGCGTGGTATCAAGCCTTTGAGTTCCCATGTTTCCGTATCGAATACCGGAGTTCCTTTCCACACTGGCTGTCTTACGTTTGTTTTCTTCATGCATTCAAGAAGATCATGCGTAAACACTTTGCCGACTGCACCTTTTGGATTTCGATCGAGCTGCGAAGCAATCAACTGCGGTCTAGCCGTCTTTCGTAAGCAACGCATGTCGTACCATGGCGATCGAACAACGCCCTCGTACTTGTAACCTTTCTTCTCAAGCAGCTCGCGAAGATTCGGTTTGCTCTTGTGATACTCGGCAACCGCTTCTGCATCTTCTGGATTGCACGCAACTGGAACGTTGTCCTTTACGATGTACGAATGCTTTGAATGGACTGGATGATCCTTCCAATCCAAGATGAGATGCCAACCGCCTTCGGTCCCTCCTGCTTCGCACGCTTCGTGAAAAACGCCTTGATCGACATAGCGGGCGCTCACTAATCGCAAACAGTTGTGAACTAAAAGAGGACTACCGTCGTCTCCGATTACAGTAAACGCTTGCCGAGGACCGCAGTTCAATAAATCGTAAACTACCTTAACGGAGGAAGTCCCTTCGCGATACGATACCTGAGCCCACTTACTGATATCCCAAACTCCCTGGAAGCTTGCGACAGACTCATTGTCCCTTTTGGAGTATCTATAATCACGTTGGTTCGCATATTGTTCTGCTGTTCTAGTCGTGTTGCCCACCGACAGTTGCCTGGTTCGTAGTTGCCGTTTTGATTCGGGTATCTGTCGAGACTCAATCCGCCTTCCCTTTCCCCCATGTCCTCTAGGAAGTTCTCGAACGTCATCCATCGCGGGCAAACTTTGATCCCTCGACCTCCATAGTCGTGGTACTGTTGAAAGTTCTTGTTTGTACATCTCTGGATCATCGCATCCCACACTTTGTAAATTTGCGACTTGCTCTTT